CATATAAATACAATATATAACGATCATCATATAAACCGTCATCACTATATTCATTTAAAATCTCTCTAACGTCGTAAATTATTTGACTTGTTTTTACAGCCATATTTTTTTAAATTAAAAACCCCCTCTGGTATAGAGAGGGTCATGTGTTATTATAATTCCATCATTTCGTTAAATACTGTTTTACCATTTAGTATTACAGCACAACCTATTGCAGGTTTAGCGAATTCTTTTGCATATGTCATAGCATAAGTTTTATGGTCTATACCACAACCTACCTGACAACCAAATATTTTAAATTTAGAACCTACTACCCAATCAACATACGCTTGTGTATGTAAATGACCCTGCACAATAGATTGTAAATCTCTTCTAGCACGTTGTCTAGCAGTACCTCCTTCACCATGTATATATAATACATCATCTATTTCAATAGATTCTGTAAATGTCCAACCTGGTGTACCTAATACCTCAGCATAATCTTTAATCCACATTTTAGATAATCCAGCAGTTTGTGCTTTACGCATAATAAGTCTATCATGATTACCTATAATTACAGTAGCTTTAGGAAAATAAGAATACCATTTTTTAATATTATTAATAGCTAATTTTAATTCTACCCCTGCATTATGTCCGTCAGGATTAGTTTCGTGATAAGATGATGCGTGATTATCTATAATATCACCAATAAAAACTACTTCATTGCAATTGTGTTTTTTATAAGTATTTACACAGTGTTCTAAGTAACCTTTTAAACAAAATGGTTCATGTAAATCACCAATAACTAAAACTTTTTTACTTATTTGTTTTTTAGTATAATTTAATAAATTTGAAATATGTTTATCTTGTGTAGTTTCTAAAGGTATAAAAGCATTTTTAAAAATATTTACATTTGTCGGTTGAGGTAATTGTAAAACATCTATTGTAATATATTTTCCCAATTCACTTTTAACTTCTCTAATTGCTTGAGTACATAAATCAGTGTTTTTAATTCCCAATTGTTTAGCTAAAGCATTTTTACCAAATTTAAGATACCCCTTACGTTTATGTAAAAATTGTTTAATTTCATTTTTAGTCATATATTATTTTTTATAATTAGAACAAATATATATTATTAAATAATAAAATGCAAATTTTTATACATTTATTTTCTAATATATACACATTATAATTTAATACCCAGCAAAACTATGCTTAGGGTTATTTACTAATACTTCATTTATTCCAAAATCTACTTCTTGTTCACACATTATATCATAATGATAACCTTCTGCAAATATAGGTAGTATTTCTTCTGTTAGTTCATTTATACAGATTTTTCCAATTTCTACAATAGCATGTACTCCAATTCCGTATATGCCATCTTCAAGCATTATTTCTTTTGCTTTTAAATCAACCAACGCTGTTTCTTTGTCTGAATATTTTAGTTTATATAGTCTCATATTATTATATCTTTAATTAATAAAATTGTTCCTGCTATTAGTGTTACAACTAAGTCCTTCCAATCAAACCCTCCGTATTTGTATTCATCATACAACTCTTTACCTAAAGCAAATATTAGAACTATAAGCAAACTAACCCAATTTATAAAAATAAGGTTAGATAAAATATAGATAAAAAATCCATATATAAAATGGTTCGCTTTGTCTTGTGGTATTAATGGTAGTTTCATGTTATAGAGTTGTTAGTTGAATGCATTCTGCATTAGAAAGAGGTATAGGAAATAATACTTCATTTTTCAAATATCTAAGAACTCCGTTTAATTTATTTAAATATTGAAAATTACCAAAAGATAATGGTACATTTGCATTTGTAACAACTTTAATACCATTTTCAAAAATATCTACTGTAATTCCATTAAAAACAATAGCTAATTTCACGTAATTAGTTGTTGTGCTATAAAGCATTATTTGAGAAAAACCATTCCAATATACAACTGTAAGTCTTACGCTACCACCGCCGGCGTTTCTAAGAGATAAAGACGAAACTCCTGAGGCAACAGAGCTTATATTACTTTCTCCTATATAAAATTCAGAACCAAGACCATCTCTAATTAAAGGCACATTATTATTTAATTCAATAAACCACGTACCACCAGCACTTGTAATTAATCCATTTGTGTAAATGTTATTTCTATTTAATACATCAGCATTTCTTGTTACTGTACTTGCTACTGTAGGTATGTATGAAGTGGGATATGCTCCTTGTTCTGCTTGTGCTCCCCATACATACACGTTTAATCCAACAACTGACATTCCTTTTAACGCTCCTAAAAAAGAAGGTGTAATGGCGACTAATCCTGTAGTAGCTGTAGTGGTAGATGTTACTGTCCAACTACATCGATACCATCCATTACCATAATTCGTAATTGTTGCAATACCTCCTGTTTGTGAGCTTATTGTTCCATTACTTAAATTAAATACTGCGAATTGAGTATTTACAAATCCATCTGCTCTAAATGTAGCACTAACATAATCTGTATTTCCCGCTTTAGCAAAAAATGATTGAGTGTACGTTACTCCAGAAACTGAAGCTGTTGTTGATGGATAAATAAATACATTTGACACAGCTAATGCTTGTACTAAATCAGATGTTAAGGTATTATCAGGAGAGTTAGCTACGTTAGTTGTTACTGACATATTCAATTTAATCCAATTAGAATTATCAAACTCTTGACTATAGGTAACTAAATTAGTCCTCTGCGGTTCTAACAATATACTTGGACAACCTCCTGCTACATCATAGTTTAATCTTGGAACGTTTAAAGCAACTGATTCTATAATTCCACTTGAATTTACCCTTGTTGCTGTTGTAGCTCTAACTACAGACATATCACCATTACCGTTTGCAGGAATAATGGAGTATAATTTACTTTCTTTTACTGCATTTGGTGTTAAAACCAAACTTGCTTTACTTAGTAAACTCATACATTTAGTGTATTTAGTGTTGATACTTGACAAGACTCAGCTTCATAAACACCTGAATCAGCTGCCACCCTTAGTTTAAAGTCTGCAATTAATGCAGAGACACTTAAACCATTTTGTCCTTGTCCACATGATAGTAGAGTTAACATATTAAGCGTAAGTTAAGTTAATAATTACATCTCCTGCTCCTACTACAGCTACATCGTTATCTGCTGGTCCTGCAGTAATGGCAATTGAAATTCCTAAGGGAAAATTTACCCCCATAGAAAAGGGAATAGCAATACCAGCCCCTTGTGTATTTGCAGGTACAGGAATAGTCATTACAGGAATATCTGTACCAACAGTAGGTGCAGTAGCTTTATTATAAAATTTCAAAAACCTAACTGTAGATGTAAGCCCTATAGCAACAATTGAGTATAAATTACCTCCAGAAGCTTTAACAACATTTGCATTAGTAGTTCCTAATGAAATTAATTTATAGGGAGTAGTTCCATTTGAACCAGTTGTATTTGGAATACTAGTAACAGAACTGTTTAAAGTTTCAGAAAGTGACGTATAAAAATTTTCCCATTCTAATAATGTATACGCTACATTTAATTCATTAAAAATATTAGGTATTTCTACTATTGCAACACATTTTGTTGTAGTATTTGTTAGATAAATATAATAATTATTTTCTAATTCATTTTTTTCTACAAAAATATCAGATATTAAATATTCAGAAATAATGTCTGGACCTGTTATAATTAAATAATTATTTTTTTTATATACTTTATTCATATTGTTATTTATTTATTTTAAATAATTGTTTTTTGTAACCTATGTAAATATTTTGATTTATATCATATCCTCCAGTGAAAATATCACCTTTTTTATTTTGAATCCCTAAGTCAACTTTAACTCCAGGATTAGATAATTGTAAATTATTATATACTTCTAAACCTCCATACATTGCAAATACAGTTTCTTTAACTTTAAATTGTTTAATTGTTACTGTAGGAACTATTTTAAGCAATTCTCCTTTAGTTTCTGTGTAAATTGATATATCAGCATCATCATTATTAAAATCTGTCGTATAAGATCTTATTTTACGTGCATCTATATACATATTTAATTTAGTACTGTCAATTGATTGTTCAAATACTTTTACCTCAACAGTATCTATTTTACCAGGAATATAAATATTTTTACCTTTTATATTTTTATATTTAGTAATTATTTTAGTTTTTGTTTCTAAAGGTTTAAATATTGTATCATATTGTACAACTGTTTTTGTTTTTATATTATTATCACAACTTCTTTGTAAGAATAAACTAAATAATAGCAACCCTATAATAATATATAAGGTTGCTAAATGTTTAAAATTTGTATTCATATTATTTTGTAAAATATAATTTAGCTTCAGACTTACGTCTTCTAACTAATCCATTAGAAACTTTTCCTAATGATTTATTCCATTTTAAAAATTCTGTTATAATACTTAAATCATTAGGATTTTTATTTATTTTTTTAAGTAATGTACTATCACCTAGTCCTTCTGGAATATCATCAGCATCTATATCAGAACCTAAATTATATGCAAAAGATACTAAAGCATTAAATTGGTTTTGTGTAACAGTACTTTTTAATAAACTAGTTACATCTTTTGCAAATAAATCTGCAATAAATTTAAATATTTGAATTGCATATTCTTTAGTAATTGGTTTATCTCTTAACGTAACTTTTTTACCATTTGGATAATATGTATTACCATAACCAATTGTAGGAACACCTGACGAACATAAATAAGGTTTTAAAGATAAACCTTCATATTCCATTATTAATTCATAACCTACTTCATTCAATTTCATCTTTTTTGTTTTTACGTAATTTAATCCATTTATCTATACTGTAACCAATCGATACAAATAGTAATAATAATTTTAAAACATTTTCAATTTGTGTAAAAGTAATAGTTATTACAACCATGTTTATCATCCAAAGTTTTATTTCATTATAGTTCATTTAATTAATAGTTTTAATTATATTTTATCTTTAAATTTTAATATTGTTTCTGTTACTTTTACACTTCCAATATATATTGCAGCTATAGTTGTCCATTCAGCTCCTGTTAAATTAGAAGTGAATAAAGCTATTGTAGCTATTATAAACACTGTAAATGTTTTACTTATGGCTTTTCCTAAGTATCTGTCTATTATCTCTTGTCTACTCATATTTGTTATAAAATTTTCTTGTTTCAAAATCAAAGTATGGGTTTTCCATTTCTTCCGTGCGTAATTCCTCGATAGCTATTTCGTTATCTGGAAGATTTTCTATATTCTCAGTAGCATACAATTCTTTACCTTCTGAGTTGATTATTGTGTATATCATGATTTTAATTTATTAGTTTTACCGAGCGTAATCTGCCAACATCTGTTGTTGTATCTGAAAGCTGAATTGATATAAATAGGTAGTTTACTAAAGTAGTATCAAAAGGAAATGTGGTATTTGCAGATGATGAAGCTGATATGTCGGTTAATATCGAACTTGTATTGTTAGATATATAGATATTTCCCCCCGATATTGTTGGATTTCTTTCAAACACTACTGCGTTAGCTGATGTAGCTGCTATGTATACTCCTAAATTTGTAGCTGTTGCAAAATCATTTGTAGAGTTAACTTTAACCCTTAAAGTCATCGTTCCAACGCCTCCTAAGCCTTTTGATATTTTTACCCTTAAATTAGGCATACTTTCCAAGCCTAAAGAATTAGCAGGAATAGTCCCTGTATAAAGTAATGTTTCGGTAAGCGTTCCTGTTACGGTAGCTGTTGATGTTGTATTTATAATATTTCTCGTAGCATTAGCCAATGCATCATAAACAGCATCTTCACTCGGTGACTTGTCAGTTACTCCGTTTATTATTGTTTGGGTTATTTTTGCATCTACATAAGTTTTATTCGTAACATTGTTGCCTGTTGTAGGTACTTCGGTAGTCGATAATTTTCCAGCCGAACTAATTGTAACCTTTCCAAGTTCAGCATATAATAAATCCCCAGTACCTCCCTGATTTCTTAGTGTTATACCTGTTCCGCTATTAAAATTACCGACATTTATTCCAGCCGAAGTACTTGATTGATTGGCAACTGACACAGCATTTCCGGTTGTCCCTGAGGTTGTATTTTCAACATATATACCTGCTGAACCAGTATTATATATCCCTAATCCGTATGCATCCCCACCCCCTGTAGTTTTTGAATTTGAAATTCCAATTCCACCACTTAGTAAATCAGTACTTGCAAAGTACTTCCTACCAGTTATAGAAGATTGATTGCCAGTTGTCTGCAAAAAATCACTAACTAACTTTTTCTCTAAAGCAGTAGTGCTGGGGTTTCTTGTTAAAATATCAGGTGAACCTACCGAAGTAACAGGGGTAGAAGATATTTTTAAATTTAAAATGTTTAATGGTCCTGTAAGCGTAACAGCCCCTGAGCGGGTTATATGTGACGTTTTACTACTGCCAGCATCTACCGTTGTCCCGAAAGTATTAAAATTAGAAGTTGACGGAACTGTTTTAGTAACATAAGTAGTCGAATTATACACCCATGTACTCGCATCTGTACCTATATATAAGTTTGCAACATCATTTTTTAATAAATTATCATTCGTAACAGGTGGATTTTCAGTATCAAAAATAGTAGCTGTTATTGGTGACGTTGCGTTAACATAAACTATTTTAGAATAATTTACAGGCAATCCAGCATTAACAGCATCTACCGTTGGGTATTTAGTACCTGTTCCGTCAATAGCGAGTGAGTTTTGTTTGTTTGAGTTCAATTCATATCCAGCATCAACAACTGAAAAAGGTACAGGCAACAAAGTTCTTACAGGTGAAGCACCTCCAAATTGAAATTGATAAACTGGGTCAGAACCTCCAGCGATTCTATTAGCGTAACTTTTAATAACGATTCTATCTGTTGCCACGAAATCACCATCATCCCATAATCCCGATGCTGTAAATTCAGAATAACCACCATCTACAACAGGTTCGCTTGTACTTGACGTGCATATTAATGTTTCAACACCTGCAGCATCTCGATGGTAAACTTCAAAGTAAAATGTAGCAGTTCCGGAACCGCTTAAATGCCTAATATTTCCAAAAGTAGTAATATTAAAAACGCCCGGTTGCCCCATTAAAACTCCTGCATCTGAAATTCTTTGAGATATTAATTGACCAACACCCGTAATAGTTGGAGTAGATACATCAACAGCAGTTGAATTATACCTTACATCGTGTATATCTTTCACCATTACAACATAACCACTCACATCGCTTGCAGTTGTTGTAGGGTATAGTGTTAGATTAGTCGGTAAATCTGAAATATTAAGTTTCAAGTCTAAAGCGTCATGAGTTGCTTTTTCGTTGGGGTATAGAGTTGTTGAATATCCTGTAATTGAAGATATTTTATTTGATGTAATTTCTTTACCTAAATCACTTGGTGGATTTATAACTGTCCATTCATTCCAGTCATCCTTAATTATATAACATTGATGGTTAGGATTTAATATAAGTCCATTTGGTGCATTTACAGTAACACCTATACCTGACCAAATTGAAACTACTCCTGTACCCATATTTTTAAATGGATAAATTGCACCATTACGAATATATTTACCATATGAACCATTTGGAAATATATTTATAGATGAGTTTGTAGTACCTGTAAAAATAACATTATAATCATCTTCTCCAGGTTCTAAATTAAAATCAGATTGTGAAGTTTTATATGTTAATTTATATCTTTTTAAAAATAAATCATTATAATTTGGTAATACGGTTTCACCTACTGTTCCATCAGTTACTAAATAAAATGTTAAATATAAATCTGGAAATTCTAATGTTGGTGCACCTGGTATAGAAACACTTTCCTCACCAGAAATAATATCAAATGAATTAGTATTATTTGGAACAATATATATAATTCTTTGATTTCCAGATGTAGAATATGGAATTGTTAATTCAATACTTAAAGGATTAGAATATTCAATATTATTAATTAACCATACATTTAAAGGATTAATTGTAATAACGTTATCCACTAATGTAAAACCTGTTTTTGTAATAAATCTATAGGCTTCACCTTTAAGATTTGCGTGAATTGTATTATTATCATCATCATACACAAATTCAATAGTATCACTATTTTGTAATATACTACCAACAGCATCTTGTGCCATTTCATTTGTATATTGACTAATATCATCATTATTTGATGAAATAATATAAGGTGTTAGTGTAGTACCATTACCCGTAATTCCAATATTTGTTCCAGGTATAATTTTTGTTTCAGAACCATCTGGTGTATTTGGAAATACTGTTTCTAAGTATTCTTTAGTTACTACAGCTTTACCTGTTACATCATTTTCAATTAAATCATTGGTAACACTTGGTAATGTTAATAATCCGTTTTTTAATAATTTTAAAGCATCACTTCTTAGTGTAGAAGTCCAAATACCATCTGGTGTAGCAATATCTCCATTACCAACTATTAGTATTGGTGATAATGCTTCATTAATATCTTCTGAAGTATCTGTATAATCAGTATTTGCTTGACCTAATACAGTTGTGCCAAAACTTTTATTTAATAATGAAACACCAGATGTTAAGCCTGCTGCGCCATTAATAATATTACCTTGTCCAAACACTGTAGAATTACCAAGTATATTATATATAATTTTATTATATGAACCTGATAATAAACTATTTTTGGAATTATTATAGTTATTTCTACCTAATATTGTAGAATATTCACTTTGTAATCCAGAATGGTTATATCTACCAAATAAAGAATCATTATAACCTTGTGCTGATAAATTATATCCGAATGTATATGTTAAGTTACCTAATGATCCATATAACTCATCAGGTTGTACACCATTCTGCCCTATTTGACCTTCAGGTTCACCATTTGCACCAATTTCAGCAAAACTAAAATCATATGAAAATTGACCAATATCTCCAAATTGAGATTCATTTCTATTTCGTGGAAAATAACTATTGTTAACAGAATTAAAAGGTGATGATAATCCAGAAATTATATAAGGTGTAACATTACTTCCATTTCCATCAATTACAATATTATCACCTTCTTCAATAAAAATATTTGATGTATTATTTTCAATTGTAAAAAAATTATATTTTTTATTAGAATAATCTACATCGTTTGTTATAACACCATTTGGATAAATATAATCTGTATCTCGTAATCCTGTTAATTCTTCACCAGATAATACTTCTCTCCATTCATAACGAGTACCTTCTAATTTACAATAAATAATTAAACCTTTTTCATATGTAAATGCTAAATTATCATTAATTCCTAAATCTTTTAATGTTGCTTCATCAGCAATATTTTCTTTTGCATTTAAAGGAATTTGAGTTGGTATTCTTAATCCAATTGGTATATTTGAATAATTACCCATATATTATTTTTTTTAAATTTGTTCTGCTTTCCAATATCCATCTGTTGCACCATTTATACCACTACCAAAACCAATATATTTAAAACGATACATTTGGTTTGTTGTTAATATAATACTTGGTATAAAAGTATTAAATACTGAAAACATTTTTGAAGTATTTGCAACATTTGCTCTAACTTCAATATTATTTGAAACAGCAATTACATAAATTTCAGTTCCTATTTTATTAACTGCTGGTAAATAACCTATTCCACCACTAAAACTACATGAATTAATTTCATATGATAATTCAGATGGTGTAGCACTCAATGTAATTGTACCAGTTGTTGATGTAGTTTCTTGATCTACATAATCAACTATTGATAATAAATCATTACCTATTTCTGTATTAGAGATAGATTTAGCATTTGTTTTATTTATAACATGTGATGCTATATTATTTTTTATTTGAGTATTTGTCATTATGAAAAGATATTATTAAATATATCATTAAATATACTAAAGTCGTTATTTATTTTTTTTATTTTTATAAACATATCTCCATATGAATATATGTTATTAGATACAAATAATATATAATTATTTGTAGTATCATAATGTCTTGAAAATGAATCTGATATATTATTATCTAAAATATCATATATTGCATAATTCTCAGTATATAAAGTATCTTTTAATACAAAACATATTCTACCTATATTTGAATAAGTTATAGTAATACCATTTTCAAAATTACCATAACTATCATGAAATTTAGATTCTGGATAAGAAGGATCTAAAACTAATGTTTTTACATCTTCAAATGTTGTAGAATAATTTATTTCTTGCCAATAGTTAATATATTTAAAAGAAGGTACTGTAGAACTTGTAGAAACATTGTTTTGTCTAAATACAGGTGTTGATTTGTTTAAAGAACTATTAATATCATATCTTTTACAAATATTTGAATAGTTATAAAATATATGATTATATAATAATGATAATTTATTTTTATCTATTTCTGTTAAAGAATCTGTACATTTAGTTAATAAATTATAGATACTAGTTAATACATATATTTCAGAAGATATTAATTTACCTTTTAATTTTGCATTAAGTATTGATTTATTTAAACTACATATAGTTGTTAAAACATGTTGTTTATCATTATTTCGTATCATTATTACAGCTGTGTAAAGTTATTACATGTAGGACATTCAATAGGTACACAATTTGTACATGTATCTAATGAACATAATTTTTTAAGATTATTTACCATATCTATTGCTTCAGTATAATATCCAATATCTACAGATTTTATAGTAGTATCTATTAACATGTTTATTGTGATTACCATTTGATTTATTTTACTATTGTCACAAGTAGTACAATCTAATGATATTTCTAATAAATATTTTAATAAACATCCATAATATTGAGATAGATCATATGTTATACCTAATGCTGGAGATAATAAATTTCCACAATTATCAACATCTGGATAAGTACTTGTTATTTCAATAAAACATAAATCTTCAAATTTTACTAAACCTATATCAACAGCATCAATAATAATATTTTCAGTATTAGAGGTTTGTTCTAAATAACTAGAAATATCAATAGATAATGACGGATTTTTAAAATCATTCATTTTCCAAAATGTTAAACTATCAATTGTGTATCCTGTATTTGTTTCAACATTTATTTCAAGTTGTGAACCTTCGTTAATAATTTTAAAATTATTTAATGTTATTGCCATATTTTTTAAATAAAAAAAGGCAGAGAAATTTTGTCTCTCTACCTTTCTGGTTAATTTTTTATTATATTAATTATACTACAGCTAAATCAGCAGGAACCCCAGCATTTGGTGCTACTACTCTTAATTTAGCAAGATAACCATTAATTGCTGCATTAGAAGCAATTGTTCCAACTGTAAATGGCATACATACTGTAAGTTCTTTAAACTGTCTTTCAACATTAACTCCTTCACGATCTTTGTGGAATCCTACAACTACTGTATTATATGTACCGGCTTTATTTGCAAGATACGTAACATTAAAGTTATTAGGGAATCCCATTTCACGACCATAATCAGCATTTTCATATCCTTTTAATGAATATTCAGCCAATGCAACTTGTTTACCTGTACCTACACCTGGTTTAATACCTTGAGTAGTAGCTACTGCTAAAATGTAATAAGAAGTTCCAGCAGCAGCAAGTGTTGCAGGTGAATTATCTTTTACAGAATATTCTACTTCAAATTCTACAGGTTCTCCTGAATCTTTACCAAGAATAAAAGATTGTACTTTACCAGTAACAAGTAATGTTGTACTTGATACAGACGCTTCAACTTGATTAATTTCACCAGAACGTTTTAATGATGCATTTAAACTTTTTACAAGTTCTGCTAAAACTGTTGCATGAGTAGTAGTACCTGTATTAGGTGTTACATAAAATCCATGAATATGTCTAAAATTTTCAGGTGATTGAATACCATCAAATTTACGAATTGATACTCTATAAGTTGCATTATTTGTTGCATTTCCAGTAAATCCTGTAACAGCTATGATTTTAGGAACTTCAGCTGCATAAGCACCAAGTTTAACATAATCAATTTGTTTGGGATCTATTGTATCACTTGCATCGACACCTGCTTGAAGTGCACTATTTTTTACAAGTACTTTAAAAGGTAAATTAGCAGCAGCAGCAGCACCATCAGATTTAACAACAACAATCTCTCCAACAGAACCTGTTGCAACAAACGTTGAATTTGTAGTTTCTGATGCAACAGCATCTGCAATTATTAACTTACCTACATTTTTTGGTGAAATTATACTCGCCATATTTTTAATTTTTTAATTATTTCTATTGTTTAATTGAACTTTATTTTGTAAACTATTTTCTTTATAATCTCTCAACGCTAATTCTACTGCACGATCTAATATTTCTCTATGAATTTCTATATCTAATTTACAAGTTTGTTCTGTTGTAACACCATCAATTGATAAATTTAATCCTGTAAATTCTGAATTTGTAGATAAATTAGTTAATATAATAGGTTCAGGATATTGTACATATCTTAAATGATATGTTGTGATATTTTCACTACTTAATATTTCAACAGTTTTTAAATTTGATAAATTATAATCTAATCTCCATGCAATATCTTTATTTGGTTTTTTAAATGGACTTTTAACACTAGTATTAAATCTATCTAAAGAAATTGGTATAATACTTATTTCTTTTTGACAACTGCCATTTACATATGTACCTTGCTCATATTTTATTAAAAAAACATCTGATGGTATTGTAAAAAATTTAGAATTTAAAGAAGAAGTAAGTTTATTACTATTTATTGTAAAAGATGTGGATTTAAAATCTTTAATTAAATTTTTAAAATCTATTCTTCTTTTATCATTTGCATCAAATCCTTTTTGATATTTATTTACAATTCCATTGTATTCTTTAATTATTTCTAATTGAGCTTTTGTAAGATAAGAACTAATTTCAAAAAGATTTAAACCAGGACTCGCATTAGAAGATATATTATTATACAAAATATTAAATTCTGTAGCAAATTCTTTAGTTGTCATGTATTATTTTGTATTAGACACTCTTGCTTGAATTAAATCACGAACTTCATGATTTTTTGGATCAATTAAATAATTTACAGCATTTGGTAATGAAGCAATTTCACCTTGTTTAGCAAGTGTTAAACCATCAACAGTTTCATATTTACCATTCTTTTTAAGAATAATTCCAATATTTTCTGCAAGTGCAATTAATGTTTTTGTTTCAAAATTAGGATCTTCTACTAAAGCTAAAAATTCTTTTGTTCTAACATCAACTAATGTTTCAACTTCAGTATTTATAAATTTCATTGTTGAATTCTCAGAAAGTTTTTTACCAGTCATTAAGTAAATAATTGAAATCATAATATCTCTGTTATCTTCTAATTTGTAGTAAGCTTTCCAAGCTGCTTTAATTAAATCAAGTTTTTTAGATCTATCTTTAAGTTCTTCACCATCTTTAGTTATAAAGAATTGATAAGTACCTTTATTTTCTAATTTATATTGTTGTAAACTTGGAGCAATTACTGAATCCCAAGCTAATAATATTTTATATTTTAAATAATCTTCAGGAACAGCTAAATCTAAAATAGTATCTAATTTCTCTAAAGACACATATTGTGTTTTCCAAAAATCACTATATATTGATAAATTTACACCATTAAAATGTCCTTTTTCAAAAAATTCTTTTTCTTCATTAGTAAGAACATTTTTTAAACCTCCATTTCTTAAAAGTGGTACACAGAATTTTCTAGTAGCACCTTCAATCATTCCTCCAGAAATAACATGACTTTCACCAACATCTGCAGCTAAACCTTTATTTCTTTTAATGAATCTTATTGTAATTCTTTCATTTGGTAATGTAAACCCCTTTACAATTTCCTTAACTTCTTCTTTTACTGCCATATTGAAATTTTAATATTTATAAAATAAACGGTGTTAGGCACACCGTTAAAAGCCATATATTATGATTAGAGACACCCTAATCCTTATTTTTAGTATTGATAAATGATACTTGGAATTAATGATGCAGTTCTAGATGGATCTTTTACCATCGCACCTTGCATACAATATGCTGTGATAGTTGCACTATCTTCCATTCTTCCCATATTACCAGAACCTCTTTCTCCTGTAAAAGGATTTCTAAAACCAGCTTGATATCCACGAATTTCTTCGTTATCTCTAACAGCTACTTTTTGAATATTTGGCTCTTCTGTAGAACCAATATAAAGGATATCATATCTATAAGATTCTGCAACACCACCATCTGGGTGCATAATTTTATTACGTACTTTATCATCATACATTGGATCAACCTCAACCATTACGTGAATAGAGTTTGCAAATTCATATTCAGTAAATTGGTAACCAGCTTTAAATGAATTAGAATGTAATTGAGAACTCGTTTTAGAAACTACAGCTGGATTGTTTTGAGATAATTCTTTCCAAGCTTGTCCTTCACGATTAATAGATTGAGAAAATTGTTTAGCTCCACGTTCACCTGTACGAAGTACAAATTTTCTTTCACTAAAATCTAATTTTCCTTCTGAAAGTTCATGTAACATATCTTCTAAAATTCTTAATGAAAATAAGTTATATGTAACAATATTTGAAACTTCCATTTGCTCTCTAATACCAGAACCTGATTCAATTTTAAATCCTGATTTACCAGTATTCATAAATGTACCATCTTCAGCTCTGTTTGATTTACCAAACATGATATTATAAGCTTTTAATCTAGAAATATGTTGTTCAAATCTCCAGTAAATTTCTTGCATCCAAGTATTAGACGTACGAAGTTTTCCTGCATTATCTAATGATTCAATTTTAGCATAGAATACATCTGTAGCATTCAATTTACAATTAATCATGTTACCTGGTACAGTTGTTTCAACACGAAGTTGAGACATTGTATTTTTCAATGTATATGGAGAACTGAAATTAATATCAGCACCTTTAATAGACATTGTTCTTTCAACTGGTGCACCCTCAATAGAGAATCTTTCACCTGTTAATAATTCTGCTCCTGGTACCCCATCATAAGTTTCAGGTCCACCAAAAATCTCAGCAGTATATACATAAGGTCCGTTTGGTCCTTCAGATTTAGGATCTGCTAAAATACGATATTGATAAATATCTGGTTTAGAACCTGCAATTACATGAACGTCTGTAAAATACTTTTCAGCGAATACAAGTTCTACTTCTGTACGATTTGCTCCAACATTAGTACTACCACTTGTTACAACACTACCTTGATAACGTGCTTCAACTAATGGAATATTACGTTCATGAGAACCTACCATTTTCCAGATAAAATCTCCTTCATCATCAATATATTTCACTGGAAACATATTAAGAACGGTATCAAGATTTTTCATACCAGCTTTAGCTAACAGTATTCCTGTTATTTGAGACGCTACTTGCGGACGAGTTGCGTAAATTTGTCCTAAATGATTTCTTGTGGTGAGTCCTGACCAATATTGGCCCTTACTCATGACATTTTTTGCTAATGACATATGTTTAATTTAATTAAGTTATTATTTTTTATTTTATAAAGCATTCTGTATAACCTTTAAATTTCTTTATTGGTATATATTTTTTGACATTTTTTAATAAATTATATTCAAGATAAGTTGCTTCATATTTATCAATTGTAATTGTTTTTACAATTTCTACTTTATATGATATTTTTTCTAGTCTTTGTTTTAGATTTTTAGTTAAACCATATTTATAAAATATTGTATTATCTTCATCTATTATTTTTAAATGATATAAGATTAATTCTTCAGTAATCCAAAGTTCTTTAAATCTTTCAGCATTTGTTAAATTATAGGTAGAGGATTGTGATCTTGGAATTTTAATTCTTGTTTCACTACGTTTAATACTTTTACGTTTATCTTTTTCTTTATATAATTCAGGATTGTTAATTCTACGTAAACGTTCTTTTTCTAATATTATATTTCTATTTAAAATATAATGTTCTTTTCTTTTAAGACGTCTTTGTTCACTAACCATTATTGTACAATTTTATCTCCAATTTCGTAATCACTAGCATTAGGATCATCTAAGAAACTTGGATCTCCACCTTGTAATACATGTTGATTATTTTTCAAAGCTTTTTCAATATTTTTTATTTCTTTAGAACGTTCTGTTTTTCCAAAATAACTAAAATCTTTAAATCCTTTACTTAATGTATATACTGTGTATAATCTTTGTGAAAAATCTTTATTTTCACGTTGATCTTTCATTAATTGATTCTCATCTATACCTGTATTAGGATTCTTCCCAACAGGATTCATCATAGTTGTGAGAATTTGTTTTCGAGCAGTTTGATTAAGTTTAATACCTTTTAATGGTTCTTCTGTTTCTAATATTGTTTTTTCTATTAGTTTTTGAGAAGTAGCATACTCATCTTGTTCTTTTTGTTTTTGTGTAAGTTTAAATTTTTGTTCTTCTTCAAATTTTTCTTTTACACCTTTTTTAATATTTTCTAATGCTTCCTTAGCATCTTCAATATCATCATCAGCAGCAACACTTCTATCTGTAAGACGTTGTGCTTTTTGTTCTGAAAAACCTTGATTTATAAAATCTTGATATATTAATTGACTTCTTAGTTCTTGGTCACTATTAATAATATCTTCAGTTATACTATCAAGATTATTTTCAACTGTTTTTTGTTTTTGAAAAGTTTCTATATCAATACCAGCTCTAAAAGCTTCTACAGCTTGTTTCTGCAAATCTGTTAAATCAATTAATTCTTTAGCTTTAACTTCTTCTGCAATTAAATCTGCAAGATCTTGTATTGTTTCAACTTTTTCTAATTTAGAAGAGTCTACAGAGGTGAGAACACCTTCCGTTTGCAAATAGGATGCTAAGGACTTATATAAAGGGGGAGAAGAAGTATCATCACTATCGTCGTCAGCTTCATCATCCTCTGTATCATCCCCAACTACTTTATCTGGATCATTCTCCTCGTCAGGTTCTTCATTATCTTGTTTTGTGACATCTGTTTCTAAAACATTATCACTATCTTTTATTATATCATTTCCATTTACTGGATCTGTATCTTCTTCATAAAATTCATCTCCTAAATCAAAGATGCTCATTCCTAATTCTTCTTCCATTTAATTTCCCCTTTTAAATATTTAACAAATATAGTATAAAATTTTAAAAAATATTAAAATAATTTAATATCCAGTATAGCTAAGACACACTCTTTTTTTGTTTAGATACTGCTATTTTTTTATCTTCTTTCTCCATTTTATCATTATGCATTTTCATTTGATTATCTAATGCTTTTATTTTTAACATTAAATCATCTTTATGTTTTTGATAGTCAAAATCATTTACATCATTATCTTCTTCTGGCTCATTTTCTAAAGCCATTTGTTTATCATTTGACTGAATTATAGCTTTCTGAATTTCAGTATCAGATTTTTTATCAATTTCATATATTTTTAAATCGCGATCTAATTGTTTATCTGCAGCTTCTTGTTGAGAAATTTGTTGTGTAATCGCATTTTTATCTTCTTCAACTTTAGCATTACGTGCATTAGTTTGTTCTTCAGAATCTTCAATTTTTCTACGAATGTCTGCTAAAGATTGAGATGTTAATATATCTATCACTGTTGTATAAGAACCACCATTTTGTAAAAATGCTTGCGCTAGTGTTTCTAATGTTTGATGTACTTTTTTAACATTAGCACTACTACTAACAACTAAACCATAATCAGCTTCATTAATTTCATTACCATCAATGTCTATAATTTGCATAGACATATCATCACTAATAAATTGTAATTTTTTCTTATTATCTTTTAATGCTATTTTAGCAGTTTCTAAAAATACACTTAAACATCTTCGTTTAACGTCTTCATGTTTCATAAACCACCATTCAGTAATATGAGAAGATTGTGTAACACCTCTTTCAACACCACCAACAGTTTCTCTATTAGAAATGTTACCTTCACGTTGTCTAGAAATACCTGCAATTTCACCCATTTCAGTTTTAATAAATTCTAATAACTGAATATGTTGTTGAATATAATTACCTGTTTCTAAATCAATAGCTCTAGTATTTTGACCATTTAAATTTCCAGCAAGTTTACCTTGTGCAGCTCCAGCGTTACCTTCTTTAAAACCATCTATTACACCAATACCTAATTTAGTAGCTTGAGCAATCCATTTTTCTGGTTCCCAACCATTGGGTATTAATGATATATCTAATAATAATATTTTACCTAAATTTTTAGCAATTGCTGTATTTAATCTATCCCATATAACATCATATAAATATTGATAATTTTTCATTTTATCAACCATAGATATAGCTCTACCTTGATTGGTATTATATACTTCACCTACAATTCCAGGACCACATACCGACGGATTACTAAGTCTATTATATTGAACAGGTTTTGGACGCATTCTAATATAGATATCTTTACCTATTTTAGTACCTTCCCACCATTCATTAACCCAATAAGTAGTTAATTCTTCTCCTAAATCTTCATTAGCAATATATTCTTCTGATACATATTTATAATCTACTTCACCATATTCATCATAAAATTTTAATTTAAATATTTTCTTTTGTGAACGCCAATATACTCTAAGTATTCTAACATTACCAGAAGAATCTATATAACTTGATGAAAATTGATGACCATTAATTTCAGCAATCCCTAAATAATCATTTAATACTTCAGAATGTTGATCTCTTAATAATAAATGATTTTCATCATCAGTTGTATATTTACTTTGACCTGTAGATGTAGAATATTCTGTAATTACATCAATATCTGATGCTTTTAATTCATCATAAAAAATATCTAATATTTTACCAGGAGACCAATGATCTTCAATTACAATTAAATCAGAATCTTCAATTTTAGAAGAATTACCAGATCTAACACTATGTACTTTAATAGGGTTAAGTTTATCAAATGTAGGTTCTCCAGATACTATATCACATTGATACATTTCTTCTGCCATTATAAAAGCATCTTTAATACCTGCATTAAATTTATTTTCAAAATTCAATTCTTCGTAATAATGTTTAACTAAATGATTGACCATTCTTTCACGAGAATCTTGGTAATTATATTTTAAATATTTATTATGTTTTTCTAATTCTTTTTGTGCTTCTTCTTCAGATAATCCTTGTTGTAAAATAGATATTAATTTTTCTTTTACAAGTGCTGATTTTTCTTCTTCTTTCTTAGTAATAGCATCTTTATTAACTACAGTAAAAAACCAATCAAAAGGTCTATTAATTTCTTCACCTACTAAAACATCAATTTTAGGAACCATAATTGGTTTATGAGGAATTACTTTACTTATAAACTCAGCATCTATTTGTTGAGGATTTAATGTATTTAACATATCATGTGGCGATACTATTCCATTATATAGATTTATATTAACAACTCTATTTTGAATAGTTTGCCTTACACGTTCATTATTATAAAAAGAATATTTATCTGCAGAGTTTACACAATCTGTTCTCCATTGTTTACCTTTTTGTTTATAAGATAATTTTTGCCTAGGCATTTTACTTACGACCGGTGCTCCCATTTATTTATTTTTTATTAATTTAGCAATATACAATATTTTAATAAAATATAATGAAATAATTACACTCTTAAAATAGCTAATCATTGAATATTGTTTTGTATTTTTCTTCAGTAGATATTGTTTTATTACCATATATATTTTCAAAAAACTTACTATTTGCCCAAGTAGTTTTTGTTTTAACAGTTTCTTTACGTAACGATTGTTGTTGTCTAAGTCTATCTTCTCGTAATATAAATAACATACCCATTGCAGATACCCTATCAAAGTTACCATCAGAATTCCATACAATACATTCTTCTAAATATCCTAATGATCTAATTGTATGTAAATTAAGTTTTTTAGATGTTTCACCATCACTATTATAGGCTTCACTTAACATCCAAGATACTTGTAGTTGTCTTCCCCATGCATTTATTGGTTTAGTGGCACGTGTACCTTTAGGATTAGACATAGATGGTTTCAACATATCCATATCTTTAAGTATTTCTGGAGTATCTGCTAAATAATGTAATGCATTTTTATGTTTAAAATAAGTATGTAATCCTTTAAGATTATTTTCATAGTTTAATTGTGCATTATAAAAAATACTTAATTTAAGTGCATTTTCATAACATTGTTCAGCTTTAGGGTATCGTCCTGTATATTCAGCAACAACTCTATCTGTTAACATATCTAATATTTGAATACTAAATAATGATGTACCATCATCTTGATCAATAGGATCGACACCTCCAATATATCTACCACTTTGTATACGCCCATCTGCACCCTTTTTAGGTAACTCAAATATTTCTATGGCACCTATTCTATTTTTACCAGGATCATTTGTTCTAATGGGTCTTAAATCAGCATTAGGAATCCATTTAACACCTTCTAGTTGATCATGTACTAACTCACCAACATAATGTTGTGCTAAAAATCTTTGTTCTTCAGGTTTAATACTATTTAAATAATCTGCTAAATCTGCTACAGGAAAGATTGTTCCTTCTACACGCATAATAGCTTCTTGTGGTGTAATAGGTTTTTCTGCTCTGGCTTGAGTTAACGCTGCTGGATCTGAAGAGTTTCTTGCAATTTTATGCCTATTTTCAATAATTTCAATTAATGCTTTAATAACATCTGGTTCACCAGATTCCATATCATAACATCTGTGTCTATTCATATATGCACCCCAAAAAAATCCACATTTATTAGAACTTTGCACATTTTTATCATATACATTTTGTACAGAATAAATATTATAAGCATCAGGACTATAGAATAATTTTTTAGAACCTTCAAATGAAGCACCTTCTGTACCTCCAGTACCACCTGCCATCATAAATCCAAATGATGATGAACCTGATTCCACAGCTTCTCTATTTACACCCCATGCTGTTTCTAAATCTGGAAATAAACCATCTTCTTCATATTGTATAAAAGGTCCACGAATACCCCTAGCTTTTTCAGGATTATCTTTAAGAGATATTGCATTGACAGATGATAACAATCCTTTACGATTACCAAATTTATCTACATATCCTAATTGAACTTCCATAGATCTTAGAGAATTTGTAAGTCTAATTCTTGGAAGAGGTGTATTATCTGCAATCCAGTCAAGATTATCAATTACTTTACCAAACATTCCTTTATCTCCTAATAAAAATGTTTTTTCAGAAGCTAAATGAAAATTAACGTTACCTGAACCTGGAAATATATACATATTACAAGGTGAAATTACAGCAGCTTTAAATGACCATCCACAACCTCTCATTTTCAATAGTTTACCATGTTGACTTTCTTGTCTAGCTTGGTCTACATAATGAAAAAATAAATAATCACCTAACCAAGGTTTAGGAAAATCTTTTTTACGTTCAGCTTTTTGTCTACGTTTATTCTGATTATTATTAGCATTTTCTTCTACTAACCATATTTTAGAATAATTCCAGTAAAAATATAAATATCCTGGAATCCATTCTCCATCAGATTCTCTTACAAAACCATCTTTCCAACGTTGCATTTCTTTTTTCCAAAACAATGCATATTCAGATCTAGGATTTGGATTAGGTGTTATGTTAGTATATCTACCATTTTTTTCATAAAATATTGCCCGTTCTCTAAAATAATCTAAATCCTCAAGTATGTGAGGTTGTGTAATATCTACTATAATTCTATCATCATAATAAGTCTTACGTTCATCAGAATCATCTAAACTAGAGTATCTTATTTTATCTTTAGCATAACCACGTTGTGTTTCATGAGATATAAGATGTTTAATAAAAGGTATTGTTTCAATATATTCTATTAACTCATCTCTTACTTTTTCAGGTAAGTCTTCAGGAATATTAGATTGATATTTATTATATTTCATAATCTTTTATTTTTTTAAAAAAATCACTTTCTGAAAGAAATGTAGTTTTTTCATTGTCACATAGTAAAATATTATTTGTATTTTTACTTAACACAAATGTTATATTGTTTTTACTATAATATTTTATATGTGAATATCCCGCATCTGATTCATTATAATTTAAAGCTAATAATACTTCTTTTTTAAAGCAATCCATCTTCAAATAATGCTTTTTCCTGACTACCTACATTACTAGATTTCTCAGATTGTTCTTTAATAACAGTTTGTTCAAGTTTTTGCAACGATGTTACAATACCCGGCATTTTAGATAATCCACTGGATATACTTTCTATTTCTTTAATAGATAACATATCATTATCATCTTCAACAATTTTTCTCATTTTGTTAGAAAGAGTGTTTGCAATAAATAAGCTGTTTTCGAGTATTGTAGACGATACAGTTTTACTACGATCTTTATAAAAATCAATTGCAGTTTGGACATCTTTATTTAATTTCCATCCTTTTGGAAGATTTAAATCTTTAATAATTTCTTCTTGTTTATCTTTTGGATTTAATATATAATTATAATCAGATTTAATATCTGTTAAATACCATATAAAAGCTAACTCTTTCATAGCCACTTCTTTATCTTTAGACTTATCATTATCTAATAATTTTTTAAATGGTATTAAAGCGTACGCTTCCTCTGATATATGTAAATTATATTCTATTAGTTGAAATAAATTCATTTGTATCCTATTTTGTTTGCATAAGTTTCTAAATTTCTAATATGGTCTTTATAATTACCAACTACTTTATGATAATTTCCAGAACGATCTTCAATTATGGTTACGTTCTTATATAAAGAACCTCTACTAGTAAATAATGGACTAATAGAGGTTATATCTTTATCTATAATATGTGTTGGTATTATAATTGTTTTTATATCAGAAGTATTTTTATTTTCAAAAGTAATATACTTCAGTATTAACATAATTTAAATTTTATAAGAACCTGTTTCTGTAACTAAACCTACTCTAGATGTATTACTTTCTGGAAATTTCATTCCTTTAGACATTGCATTTTTAGCAGAATCTTCAATAGCTTCTTGTTCTAATGTAAATTCTCTCAATGTTTTAAATACTTTTACTGAATCTGGTAATGCATTATAATCTGGAATTATTCCTTCAATTTCTCTTGAATTAATCTTAATATATACTTCATCACTTCCTGGTACACTAAAAAATGGAATAACAATTTGTTCTTCAATCATTTCAGCACCTCCAATACCAGATCTAATTTTAGATGCTTTTTTAACATGTTGAATAAATCCATTCATATTTAAAAATACATAATCTCCAATATTTACACCTACTGTATCAGGACCTACGGCTACTACTTGTTGTACTTCTTTAATTTCAGGTGTTTGTTTACCTAAAAATAAATTATTGTCTTCTTTCTTTACTAAATTACTTGTTACAAGGATATATGATCCTCTTGGTATAAAATTAACTTTATTCATTATCTTTTAATTTATTATTTTTTAATTCAACTGCTTTTTTAATATGTTGTATTTTACTCCAATTAGTATAAAATTTACCAATATATTTAAAGTAAAAAGTTGTTTTTAATTTATCAAATTCTTCTTCAGAAGTTATATCTTTAATAGGTGTGTTTTCAATAGTTGTTCTAAAAAATTTAAATTGACTATTAAATATTTCTTCTACAATACTTTCTGGAAGATTATATTTTCTTGAGACCTCTTTTATTTTGTATTTAAATTTTGTATTAATCATTAATTTCAAATTTAAATATTAATGAATACGTATTAGAAGTTGTTAAATCTAATATAGGAATAAATGATTTATTTATTTTGTTATCAATAATTATTTTTTTCTTACGTAATGCATATAATGTATTATTAAATGAACCTTCTATTACATTTAATTCAGCATATATTTTATGCTTTGTGTCATAATCAAAAGTTAATTTCCAAGCTAAATCATCATTTTGTATTTCTTTTTTAAATTCAAAATAATAATATAGTAATGATGCTATAGCATTCATTTCTTGAGGTTTAAGTTTATGTAAAGGTTTAGTTAATGTTAACCAATGTTTAAAAAAGTTTTTTATATTGGTTTTAATTAATGCTTGTTTTACATTACTCATTTTCTATCTGGGTATTTATTTAAATAATGAAATATACTAGCATGTGTTTCTGTTTCATTTAAACTATTTCTACACGTAACACACTCATCATTATCATCATTATCTGTTACTAAATATAAACTTTTACAATGAATACAGCATTCTACTGGTTCTGAATCATAATCAGTTTTATCAAGTTTTAATATTGTTTCCAATTTTTCTATATGTTCACTATCTATAATTGGAAAAGCAGACATTAAATTTGTATGTTTAAACTTTTCTAATATTTTAGTAAATTGTTTTTGTACTTCTTTCATGTTATAACTGTTATTTTCAGTCGCCATTCATTATTAATATATTCTTTATTAACTTTAACATCTACTGGTTTAATTAATTTAAATATATTAATAATTAGTTCGTTTCTTTTTTCTATTAAACCATTTAGTGATTTAAAATTATTTATATAATAAACCATTATATTTCTTCTATACTAAGTGATATTAGTAATCCTTTACTACCCCATTCTTTTTTAAATGGGAGATGAATATAATCTACTTTAGTAACATCTTCTTTAAGGTTATTAATAAACTTTAAAACTTGTAATATTTGATCTCCTGTTAAATTTTCTAAATTCATTTTATGTCATTTTTTATTTTAAAGTTATCCCATTCTTCTATAGATAATATATCTGGAAATCTTTCTTTGTTACAAGAAATAATAGTAAATGCTCTATCTGGAAATGTACAACCACAATGAATACAATGACCTGTTTTAGCACAATCATTTTCACATTGTTTTAATCTATAATCTATTTGTTCTTTTTGATATACCGGTAACCCTATATATTTATCATAATAAAATCTAGAGTAACCTTGTAAAAAATTTTTAATATTAATTAGATTGTATTTCATTTTCTTCTTTTTCTTCTAAATATTTTAAATATTCTTTCATACCAAAATAGAATTTTTTTCTATCTTGTAATTCAGGATTTTTACTTTTAGAATTATTAAAAGGTCTAGAGAGCTTGTTTCCAAGCTCATCTATATTACCTCTTTTTAATTGTCTTGCAATACTTTGAGATCTATTTCTACCCATTGATATTATTTTTTAACTTTAGGTAATTTAATAAGTTCTTGTTCTGGATTGTTTATTACTTCTACTTTAGGTGTTTTAATAATTGAAGTTAAAGTATCTAATGCATACTTTACACTTACTGCATCATTAATTGTAAATAAACCTCCTTTTTGAGCTAAGTCAACTACTTTTGTAATAATTTCTAATGATTGTTCTGGTGTCATAATTAATTTTTAAATTTATAATGAAACAAATATATATATAATAAATGACAATTCCAAATAAAATGTTATTTATTTTTTAAATTATTTATTATTTCTTTTGCAAGAATAAAATCTTCATTTAAATTTGATTCTAATAATAATTTAATATTATTTTTTTTAATATTATTTATATTTTTTACTTTTAATAATTGAAAATAAAAATGTCTTTCCAATGCATTATTAAACTGCTCAGCTCCTTTAAGTCCTGTGTAGAATACCATATTATATTTATTTTATACAAACATAAACATAATATTTGTTAATTCCTAATTTTATTGCATAAAAAACCCTAACCAAATAAATGATTAGGGGTTATATATATTAAATAATTTATCATTAAAAATAAAACATAAAAGTGCCCTGTCAATAATAATTATTATTAACGGAGGGGTATTGTTTTAATAATATTTATAAACAGCCAGTGTGCTTTATTTCTAAAGTGGCGAGATAGTTTGTTTGTAAGCTATACTTAATTGTATAGATCCCCTCTGCTATCAAACTGTTTATATAATATTATCTGGTAACCCTAAGCATCAGACATTATCATCGCAACCAAGGTTATAAGAGTTGGCTCTGGTTACTAAATAGCGTACCAACGAGTTATAACCACAAAATGATAAAATTTTATAATACAAATATAATACATATTTGTTAAAAATATTGAAATAATTTACTTACTTAAATAGCTAACTTGTTCATTATTTCTTGTGCTAATATTAAATCTTCATATATATCTGATTTAATAAGAGTTAATAATTTATCATAATATTCATGTGTTTTATATTTTAATATTAAATCTGATGTTAATTGACATCTCAATTCAAATGTAAGAAACGGTTCATCATGTTTTACAAAACTTCCCATATACATATTATACATATTTTGATATGATGACATTCGTTGTATTAATGATTCTGACATTTATTTTAATATTAATGTTGCGTAACGTGATGGATCCTTTACTATAAAACTATTATTAAAAATAGTTGTTAAATCTCTTATCAATATAATATTATTATTATTATATAATGTATCTAATATTTCATTTACTAAAGATACATTTAAAAGATCGTTAGATAAACATAATTCTTTTATTTTAGATTTATATTCATCTGGTAATTTCATTACTTCTTCAATATCTTCTATAATAGATTCTTGAATTATTATATAGTGTTTTTTATTCATTTAGTCTTGTTAAAAGTATTTGTTTACATAATTGTAATGTACATTGGTCTTTAGATACCATCATATTATTTATATTAATATCTTCTTCAGAAGTAAAAGATTGTTTATAATTTACCATATTATATTTAAGAAGTTCTTGATATAAACGTTTACAACTTGTTCTTATATTATATAATGGATCTAAGTTAGTCATAAAATTTATATTAGAACAACCTTGTCTTCTAGATTTAACATATATGAATTGACTATCTAAATATTCTGTTTGTGTCATATTTTTATTATTAAATAGCTAAGGTAAGTATAATATATGACAATTCCAAATTTTTTTGGGAAATTTTTTTTGAAAATTATTTTCAGAACTGTTTACGTAGGATAAACTATCAAACCCACCCCACTCTTTTGTAGAATTGGTACATCCCCCGTCATAAGGATGCAATAAATAAACTGGCTTATTGCCACAAAAACTTATTATCATGTTCATAGCTAAATTCACACAAACGTCAAATGCTCCTTTTACTGCTGATAAAAATGGAAACTTTCCATTCATCGGTGAAGTATTATCAGGACAACACAGTGGTAGTATCATTAATGGTACAATGTTTAATAGAGCAGGTTTAGAACCTAACACATTGTATGCATGTGAGAACTCTACTGACCCAGAATATCCTGATAATGTACAAACCAATGTTATCAGTAAACTTAGTATCAAGGAATACCTTGAGTTAAGAACTATGCTTGGTGCACCTAAGAAAGTTACTGCTACTGTAACAACTGAAGATGTAACTGCATAACATCATAGCCCTTCGGGGCTATTTGTTTTATAACAGAACTAAATGGTTCCATAAAGTCGTAACGGCTTCATACAATTCTTATAAAGCCTTATAATAAGCTCTTATATTATATTTTAAAAAACTAAATGTCTCATATTGACCTTATTGGTCATATAAAATTAATAATTATGTCAACATATAATAATGAACCAAAACAAACACTGTGGGAAGCATGGTTTGTAACATCAGTAGTATTATTCTTAGGTACAATGTTTGTGGGTACATGTAGTGGTAGTGTACAATTATTTCCTAATTATGATATGTGGTTAGGTGTAACAGTTGCTAATTTAGTTATGTGTGTAATAATAGGTACACAAAGAAAGTGATGTGATGTGATGGGATGTGGTTGATAATCACTAATCACACCATTCACACACATATTCAACTATCACAATTTACACAACATAAAAAATATAGCTAACTTTAACAAATATTACAAAACATCACATAAAGCTTCCAACTTACTCAATTTGATATTGGTTGTTAATATAAACTTACTGCGAACGTTACAGTATTAAAGCAGACTAAACTGCGTGATGTTTTTAATAAATTATTAACTGACTAAATAACAAAATTATGAAATTATCTAATAAAATTCTATTATCTGTTTATGTTATTCTAACGTTAACATTAATTATCTTATCAATTATTAATAATGCTCCATATTTCGGTGTATTAATTCCAATAACAATATTCTTTGCTATATTTTTTGATAATAAAGAATTTTCTGATAAAAATATATCAGAAGCTTGTAAAAGTTTAGAACGTAACGCATTAAAAGAAAAAATGCAAATTTGGAATAAAGAAATAAATATCTAATAATATAACAAAACTTTAGTCAGTCAATTACAGATAATGCTGGGTTGACTGATTATATTAAATCAAAACAAATAAAACTATTAAAACAAATAAAAAATGGAAAATTCAAATCAAACTACAACAGTTAGTACACAATTAAAGTTCACACAAGCTGATATTCCAAGTCTTTTAGATACAGTAAATAAAAAAATCAAAGAGTTAAGTAAAAATGACTCTACTGTTCCTGTTATTACTAAAAAATTACCAGGATTTGGTACAATTGCAGACATAAATGATGTCATGCGTTTAATACAAGCATGTTCAGCTATTGATGGTAAAGTTGAAGCTTATAAAACAGCTGCTGCTAAACATTTACCAGAAGGTGCAAAAGTTCCAAGATTTATGATTGAAGGACATTCTCCTGAAGAATGGATTCAAGTTATTGAACTTAAAATTTGTGAAATATCACATAAAAAAGAGTTGGATAAACTTAAAACTGTTAAAGCTACATTAGAAGCTAATTTATCTCAAGAGATGAAACTTGCTAATGATTTAGCTAAAATTAGTGAACTTCTAAACGAAGAGTAATGGCTAATTCTAAATTTAAAATAGGCGATAGAGTAAGACCTATACCAGGAAAAAAACAAAGTAATAATAAAACTTTGAAAGATTTAGAAGAACTGATTATAACAGATCCTTTTTTCTATGGTGGTTATAAAAAAATGATTAGAGCTAAAATTATACATGGATCTTCTGAAGACAATATGAGATATGATAGTTATCGTGTAAATCAACAAATAGAATTATTCGAAGATTGTCTTGAATTAATTGAACCAGAAGAAGAAGATTACGAAATCTATTAAATTAAAAACTCTCATCCAATTGCAGGATAAACATTCAATGTAATACCGTATGGACAAGGGTTATATTCAGTATGTCAAGGTGCAACCTTGTGAGAGTTTAATAATACTAATCCTAGAATCTGAGAAATTATCAAGAACCTCATAAATGTAGAAGTACTGATTCTAGGTAAAATATAAATCACTTGCTTGAAAATATTTCTGTTAAAATATTAGGATATGTCAATTATTTTTCGTATATTTGTATTATGGAAAAAGTATATATTTATTGTCTTAAAGACACAGAAGAAAACATTCGATATATTGGTAAAACAACTAATATTAAACGAAGATTATATTCTCATATTGCAGAAGCAACGAGAAGTAAAACAAATAGATATGTTCATAATTGGATTAAAAGTTTATTAAAAAATAAACAAAAACCAATTATTGAAATAATAGAAATTTGTAATGAAAGTAATTGGATTGAAAAAGAACAATATTGGATTAAATATTATAGAAATATAATATCAAATCTTTGCAATAGTTGTGATGGTGGAACTGGTGGGATGACTAGAGATAATCTATCAAAAGAACAGTTATTAAAAAAGAAAAAAATAATGTCTAATACATTTTCAAAATTTACTAATAAAGATAAAGAAATAATATGGAATATGATTCAAGATAATAAAACTCAATTAGAAATAATGGAGAAATATCCTGAATATACAAGACATATTGATTTTGGAGTTAGAAATGGTAGACAATGGAAAACTATAACTAATTTAGATTATATAAATAAAAATTTAAAAAGAAAAGGTTATACTTGTAGAAATGGATTATATATGATTCGTAGAAAAATAAACGAAAAATATAGCGTTGTATTTTCTTCAAGAAGTGAAAAAGAAATAATCACTTGGCTCGAAGATGAACAGCATATTGGGAATGGTCGGCTAAATATGTGAAACTGTACTAGCAGTTGTGTTTATTGTAAAGATATATATGCATTAGAGATTATTTGCATCGACTGAAAGTGTACAGATTAGGAACTGTATTTATATTCCACCTAGATATGGACAAGTGATTTTTTTAATAATATAATATAAAACAAAATGAAAACATTCAAAACAGTATCGTTTCATATCATTAAACCATGTAATATGAAATGTAAGTTTTGTTATGCTACATTTAATGATATTGAAATACAAAAACAATTAACATTTGAAGAATCTTGTGAAATTATATATAAATTATATAAAGCTGGGGTTAAGAAAATCACATTTGCAGGAGGTGAACCAATGTTATATAAACATTTAGATAGATGTATTAAATATGCTAAATTATTGGGTTTAACAACATCTATTATAACCAATGGTTCTTTAATATCATTTAACTGGTTAGTTAGTATGAAAGAACATTTAGATTGGATAGGATTATCTATTGATAGTTTAAATTATGAAACTAATAAAAAAATAGGTAGAATTGGACGAGATAGATTACATTATAACACATTAATTAAACAAATTAATCACTTAGGTTATAAATTAAAAATTAATACTGTTGTAAATATTCATAATCAAAACGAAATAATATCTGATTTTATAGCACAATCAAAAGCCACAAGATGGAAAGTATTTGATACTTTAAAAGTTGAAGGACAAAATGATAAACAATTTAATAGTATTAAATCTACTAATTATAATCAGTTTATTAAGAATAATCAACACCCATCAATGGTAATTGAAACAAATGATTTAATGACTGGTTCATATTTATTAATAGATCCTTTAGGTAGGTTGTTTGAAAATACACAAGGAAAACATACTTATTCTAAATCATTAATAAATAATAATATTGAAGATTGTTTACAAGAAATAAATTTAAATAGAAATATGTTTATTAAAAGAGGTGGAATATATAATTGGTAAATAAAAACAAATGAAAGATAAATTAGAAAAATTTATAACTTCTTCTGAAGAAATAAAAGATCCAAATAAAGTATTTACATTAATAATAATACTTGTTAGTATTATAGTATTTAGTATACTATATTATGTTAAAATAAATAATTAAATATATTATGAGTATAGATTTGAAATAATCTATTAAACCTTTGAAATCAAGTGTTATCAGTTGATTAGTAAATCTTATAATATTGTGAAATTCAAAACTTATATATCTATGAAAAATAGTTGTATATATAAATCGTATAGTCGATTAAAAAACTTAATAACTTCACAAGATATTGAGTGCACCAGTTTCTTTTTAAGCTATAAATTCATAATAAAGGATAAACCTTTTGAGTAGAATTGGTAGAAATAGATATAAAGTTTTAGGTGTAAAATACAAACAAATTAATTAATCTTAAAAACAAATGATATGAATCAGTTTAAAAGAGCTCAGGTAATATTATTACCTACAAAAAATAAAAGTAAATTAGTACTAACTTCAACTCCTATATTAACATTAGTTAATAATGAAGCAATTTATGATTTATCTGAAATTAAATCTCAACATTTATGTATTATTTCAGATGATAAAATAAAAGAAGGTGATTGGAAAATTTGTTTAAATGATAATAGTATTTCTCAATATATGTCTAAATCTTGTATTGAAAGTGATACATTATGTAAAGATTGTAAAAAAATCATAGCTACAACAGATACTTCATTGTTTACATTAGCTGATTGTCCTGTTAGAGGAGCTGCATCTAATATTAAATATATATTACCTCAACCATCACAACAATTCATTGAAAAATATGTTGAATCTTATAATAAAGGTGAAGTTATTATTGATGTATTAGTTGAATATGAAGAAACATATGATGTAAGAAATTACCATGAGAATTTTAACTATAACATTGTTTCTTTAAGACAAGAAAAAATAAATTTTAAATACAATCTTAAAGTAAATTCTAAAGACAATACTATTACAATTAAAAAATTAAAAGATAGTTGGAATAGACAAGAAGTGGTTGAATTAATAAAGAAATTTAACAGAGATATTGCTGGATTATATTCTAAAGATGATAAATGGATTAAAGAAAATTTATAAAATAAACCACACATAGAAAGACAAACAAGTAATCAGAATATGTCAATACAAGAAGTGATAATTCTATTACAACACTACAAGAAGTGTTATGTTTGTTGAGTATGATAAATTTAGAATTTGCAAGTAGTATTCTTGGGAGTATTTTAATTAAGATTCGAGAGGGTTTTAGATTGTAGCAGAGAGAACTCTAAGTTTATCCCTATCTTGAAGGATGTGTGGTTTTATAATAAAATAAATAAGTATGTGGTGGATTCTAATAATTTTATGTGTAGTATCAATTCATATTCCACATAACAGTAAAAAATATAATCTTAGTTGGCATACAAGATGGTTGTTAACAATAACTTTTTTATATTCATTATATCTAATTGTATTTTAAAATAAAAAGGTTAAACATTGAATACCTTTGTACTTACATACTCACACTGTGTTGAAGTAAGACATAAAGATACTATCAGTAATGGTAGGTGGTTAAAGGTTATCCATAATTTATAAAACCTTTATTTTTAAAATTAATATTATGGAAGAAAATTGGAAAGATATCCCTAATTATAAAGGACTATATGAAATAAGTGATTTAGGGAACGTAAAATCCATATACTCTAATAAAGTATTAAAACCATCAGCTGATAGATATGGATATGTTAGGTTTTCTGCAACTAAAAATAAAAAACAAAAAACATTAAGAATACATAGATTAGTTGCTGATTTATTTATATCAAATCCAAAGAATTTACCACAAGTAAATCATATAGATGGTAATAAAGAAAATTGTGCTAAATCAAATCTTGAATGGTGCACAGATTCTAATAACAAACTGCATGCTTATGCTAATGGTTTAATGGTTGGAGGTAATAAGTATTCAAAAACAAGGCAAGATTTACCAAGATATAAGTTGAAATCTACCAACTTTAATTAGAAGATTACAGTAATGTAATCCATAGATGGGAATGTATGAGATATGTCCCTATACACTATGAGAAGTTCTCAGCAAGTAGTTTGCGGTATAAATTTATATGAGCTAGGTGAAATACCTATTACTAACTACGTGACCCTACTCTTATTAACACATTGGTTTTAAAATATCGTTGTGCTATGATAAGAAAGAGGGTGCTAAATTAAATACTAAAATATTATGAAATAGTCAATAACCTTTCTAATACTTTTATAAAAGTATATTTTATTAATTTTAAAACTAAATATTATGTCAAGAAGTAAATATTCTTATGTTCAAAAAAATAAAACGATTAAATATTCTAAAGGAGGATATAAATTTAATCGTAATGGTGTACCATTAGATAAAAATGGTCAAAATGTTATGAAAAATACATTATAACTGTATAAATGTATACTGTGATTAATGGTAAATGGAGTCATCTGAATGGTGAAACATTAAATCCAGTTGATATAACTCAATTATCAATTAAAATAGATAATATGAAACCTATTGCTAAAATTACACATCGTGATAAATTAACATCAATTTTTCATATTATTAATAATAATTCTAAAACAGTAGAATTATGTTCTAAACTTTTTAATCAATCAGATAGTACTATTGCTATCATAAACAAAAAACTATGACAGTAAATAAAATAGGATATAACATACCTAGTACATTCCAAATGATTAAGGTTATCAATAATGATTCACCAAGAATGTTAAAAGTACATCGAGATGAATTTAATAGAATAAGTAAAAAAGATGGTAAGCAATTATCAAAACCATACATGGACTATGTTCAAATGTTATATATTAAATATATTTTGAATAAAAAACAAATTTTTCCAAATATTGTAATCCAAGCACAACATATTGGTATGAAAATGTTAAATAACACAGCACTGACATAGACAAAAGTCTTTGAAGAAGCGCAACATATAATAAGTCTTAGTTTGTTGCAAAATAAACCACTAGGTTATAATAGTCTAGTGGTTTTATAATAAAATAATAATATTATGAAAAAGAAAATTAAATATAAATATATAAATTCTTTAATTTATAAATTACAAACTGAAAAAGATTCAGAAGATGGTATTACAAAAAATGGTGAAAATCTTCTAAAAGAATTAATTGAAGTTACTTCAAAATAAATATAACGGGGATGACTGGAATTGACTCTTTGTTACTAATTATATAATTCAGCCAGAGATAACTGTAAACATAGGTGAAAGTTACTTAAATGTAACAAATTTAAATGGAAAAGATCAAGTATTAGCAAATATGCAAGTAGTTCATAACATCTTAAATGGTAGTGATACTGTTATAGGTGGTAAAACTTCAGTTAAAACAGAAATGTTAATTGCCGCATAAATTTAAATAGTTAGTAGTAATACTAACAAATTCAAGCTATAGAATAATTTAGCATTACTCCACATTTAATAGAATTTAAGGGAGGTTAAAGATTAAATTCTATAATAAGCTGTATAAAATTATATAACGAATGCAAGGAACACGAGGGTTTGATTTGGACCCATAGTATAGGAATATACTATTAAAAATTGGAAGAATTGTCTGGAACGCTAAGTTACATCTACGAGAGTAATATGCCAATCAGCAGCCGAGCCTTATGGAAGTATAAGGAAGGTTCAACGACTAAGGACACTACGGTGAGCCTACAGCCTCCAACATCTAGAACAGATGATGATATAGTCTAATCTCTATTGAAAAATAGAGCAGAAAAATAGTCTTTCATAAGCTAATTTTCTATTAATTTCAGATAAAGAATATTTACCATTTTTAGAAGTTACAATATTATGATATTTTAAAATAGTATTAATTCGATGTAATTTCATTGGATGAATAGATTTTAGTAATTTACATAATTGTAAACATTTTTGATTACTATTAATTGATAATGCATAACCAATTGAATGATTTAATTGTTTAGCTGGTTTAGTAGATATTGATAAATTTAAATTATAATTATCTAACAAATACTTTTGTATATCTAATAAGATATTTAATTTTGTATTTGTAAAATCAATTTTAATTGTTCGATATTTATCATTTTTACTATTTTTACTCATTGTAATTGATCCATCAGCATCAAAAAATCCAGAAATGTAATCTAAAGTCATAATTTATATTTTATATATTAGTAATGGGGTTAATATAACCCATATGCAAATATACGACATTTAAATTTAAAAAACAAGTAAAATTCAATTTATTTTATAATATTTTATATTATATGAAATTAAAACATTGCGAATCCCTCCATCTCCACAGTGATACTTGATCTAACACTAAGAGAGTATCGTGTTTATGGATGTAGTTAGCATCACGATAAACCCTGTAACAGCTCAATGTTACCAGTTAGAGTAGGATGACTAGTATGTGAAGCTCTAACAAAATGTCTTTATAGCTCAGGGGTAGAGCACTTGATGCTAATCAAGGGGTCGACAGTTCGAGTCTGTCTAAAGTCCTAAAAATTAATAATTTTAAATAAATACTATGAAATACATATTAATAAAAACTTATCCTGGAAGTCCTAAATTAAATACTATTATTAATTTTGGTGATATAGATTGTGATTTTACACATAATCCAAAAAATTATCCAGAATTTTGGGAAATAGTTGTTGAAAAAGATTATGAAATATTATCTTTAATAAATATACAAATCCCATCAAAACCAGTAATAATTACTAAAAAAGAAAATAATTTATTTTCTATCATTGATACACCTGGCATTAAAACTCTTGAATTTTATGATAAATATGATTATATTAAAATTCATTCAGTTAAAAGATTATCTGATGGCGAAATATTTACTATAGATGATGATGTTATTTTTGAATTAGGTAAAGGAAAATGTCATTATAAACATTTTAGAAGTGGTAAGTGCGCAATTGATATTGCAACTAAAATTGTATCTTTTGTAATTCAAGAAGATATGTTAACAGTCCAGATAGACTATAATAAACTGTGTTATTCATTAGATGCTCCTGAAAAAGTTAAAAAAGTATTATTTACAACTGAAGATGGTGTTGATATTTTTGAAGGTGATTATTATTATCCTGTAGATAAATTATATTATTTTTTACATGAAAAGCAAACAAATAATCATTGTACAAATAATGATAAATTTTGGATATTTTCAACAAAAGAAAAAGCTGAAGAATATATTTTAATGAATAAACCTTGTTTATCGTTAAATGATATTGAATTTGCAATTTTTAAAACAAATAATGCTGAAGAAAAGCGTAATAAATTAAAAGATTTAGTAAAATCAAAAATAAAACAGTCCGTGTAAACTGTGAATAAATAACATTTAGTGCAAATGTTTAGCACCCTATCCATGTGGATAACAATTATAAGCATCACTTACAAAACCACGTTGAATTGTAAATGTATAAGAGTAAAACTTATAATTGGGGAAATGTAGATTGACAACCTACAGTGTTATTTTATATTATTACATATAATCAATAAATATTATAATTTTAAATCAATAAAAATGACAGTTACTAAAAATTGTAA